TTATATTTTAACACAATATATTAATAAATGGTAACGCGTAACTATTCGCTACCTGTTGCCAATGGCGGTTGCTCCTCAATCATACTTGCTCTGTCTTCTACCTCATCAGATAACCAACCGCCATTTTCCATTATTGATTGATATTCTTCTAACGATACAGCGCCCGTTAACATCATCTCGCGGTACTCCTTCGCCTCCTCTGTTGATAGTTTAGGTGAGGCAAAATCTCTTGGCATAGTAACCACCAACTCATCCATAGCAGCACCAAAAGCTTCCAAGGTATAAATACCCTCAAATACGCCACACCAGAAAAACATTCGTTTTAGCGCATCCTCTGCATTGTCCGATACGGTATTCATTAAGGCATTTTGCTTGGCTGCTGAAATATCCGCTTCGGTCGCTGTCATTACTGCGCCCTGGTTAGATACTGAACCACCCATTAATTTAATTTTCTTTTCGTTAGTTTCAAGGTAGCGCTCAAAACCTTCTAATGACATGGATGGGTTTAATATCTCACTTGTTACGCCTTCAGGCATATTATTGACAGCCCCTGCACCCGTAGCAATATAAGTGCGTCCGTTGTTGGCTTCCTTAAATATATCTACATCCCCTTGCTTCCATCCTCCCGTCATGATTGTTGGAGCTAGGTTGCGAATTGATTCTTTATATTCAGCGCTTACACGATAACGGGCTAGCGTAGCATCACAAACACCCCACAAATAACCAAGCTGTATCGGTAACTCGTTAGGTTTTAACTCTTCATCAGCAACGAATACTAAAGGGATTGCCTTCAGCGGGGCGTTGTTAACTTTTACATACTGCTTTTTAGCATCCTCTAATGACTCATCCTCCTTATACTTAGCTTGGTAGTAGTCGCCATTTTCATCTAACGCCAATACTAAATACTGTTCAACATCTTCTGAGTTACCTGTATTTGCATCGAAAACGCATTCTACCTCCATAAACTGAATAAATGAAAGCTGATCTATTCCATTTACGTTCGAGAAATTCCAATTAATAATACTTGAGCGCACGTATTGCTTGATGACTGCGCGTGTTTTTAATTGCGCTTGGTCATACTTGGATATATTGACCTTATCCTCTTCCTGCACACCTTTGTAGTCGGCAATAAGCGCATGAAACTTGAATTGATATACATTGTTAACCGCATACTCTAATGCAGCATCACTCGCCACACCGTTACCGTCTATATCATCAATTAAATACCCCAACTTAGCAGGTAATTCGATTACCGTGTCGCCAACCTTCATTTTACCAAGCAACTCACGCCTCGTATCATCAGGGTAGCTATCAAATTCTGCCCCTGCTTTATACTCAACATAACGCTGCCTTTGTTCTTTGCTAGTCGTGTCAATCTGCGACGGATGAGGTAAATACAAATAACCCTCGCCCTTTATTTTAGGTGAACCAATCATGCAATCTTCAATAGCTGTTATATATTCAGCCATTAAATTGTAATCATCGTGCGAGTTTGCGCTAACTTCTGCTTTTGACATGTTAAACCCTTGCTTTAAATTGTGTGAATGTTAACGGGCGACCTGATAAGTCACTGAATGATTTTAAAGGTGAACCTTTGATAAACGCATTACCAAAACCCTTCCCTAGCGTGTCATGTATATACCACGTCGGTTGCCGCCTTAACCATTTATCCTCACTAGTCGTCGCTTTGATGGGTTTAGCAGTAAACGCTTTATCTTTACGCCCTCGGTATTTAACCATACCCCCACCTGCGCGCCCTTTGCGCTTATCAAATGACTCTTGCGCCTCTACTGTATCTTTACCGCCCACTGAACCTTTATCCCCATTAGGCCTCCAACCATAAGGCACAGCAATACGTCGAGTTCTGCACATGTAATGTGCAGGGATTGATATAGCCCTAGGATCGCCGACTTTAAACCGACTACCATCAGCATTATAAGTTGCCTCTATGCCTCGGCAGATAGCAGACTTGCGGTTATCAAATACAGTGACGTAATAATACTCTTTTAATACATCAGTATTATCTTGAATCATAGCCTCATTAGTTTGTGCAGCGTAATGAATAAACCCTGTTCGTGCTAATGACTCAGCTTCACGCTTCAATACCGTGTCGTAAGTCTTACTAATCTGCGTCGATATTTCGCGGCGTGTTTGACCCTTTGCAAAGCCTTTAGTTACGATGTTATTTATATGCTTGTTTTGTGATGATAGATTATCATTAACAAACTTTGACCATATACCTGCGTCGACTCTATCGCCGCTAGTTAATGACATGATCGACTGCTGAATATATCGAACTATTGATGAATCGCCAGGTATCTGCATTTTAGTTGCAAATGCTGCGCCCATGAACTCCGCTTGCCAAGTTGCCTCGTATACTGCCATTTCAGTTAAGTTAACGGTAGTAATCGCCCATGTATCTTGAGCGTTTATCTGCTCACGAATAGCCTTTGTTATAGATGCCAACTCGCCTTTAGTTTTAATCGTGGCGTTACTATTTAGTAAGTCAGCAATAGCAACATCAACAGCGTTTAGGTTGGGTATTACAACGCTATTTACATTATTCGTTGATAGCCTATGTAAATTAATGTCGTGTTGGTTCCACTTGTCTATGTCTATTGCCATTATTAACACTCTTTTGATTGATGATTAATTATAGCACGATTGGTTGTTTTAGATAATAGTAGTCATTAGATACGTTACTGCATGGATGAGTAAGTAAGCTTAGTGAGTATCAAGCAATATAATTCAGTATCAACTATTATTTCACATCCTTGTTGGCTGGCCAAACCATAAACCATGCAGAAAACGTTGTTTATCCCCGTATCTAAAGGTTGAATTATACTAAGTAGAGTAAATTTGCTAATTAAAATCATTAGCTTGATTAAGGTTTTTTACGATAACCGAGAAGATTCGGCCGTATGAAGATGTTACTTATAAAGAAGTTGGTACCCACTCTAGGAGTCGAACCTAGAGCACGCAGTTTCTAAAACTGCCACCCCTACCAATTGGGTTAAGTGGGTTAAGTGGGTGTAAATGATTGGTCAGGATAAAAGGATTCGAACCTTTGACCGCCTCGTCCCCGAGCTACTCTACCAAACTGAGCTATATCCTGTAATACAAAGGTATTTAGTAAATATGTAACCTTCGTTGATGAAGGGGTGAAATTGATAGACAAAAACCCACCAAAGATCACACATTTACTAAACACCCTTTATCAATTTGCTTTCTAAGCAGCCATCACACTGCGAGGTTATTATAACACCTTTAACTATAAATACACAATGTACTTTACCTATTGGTGATACTGCGCTATTGTAGTTTTGCAATTACGCATTAAATAGAGGCTCATATGAAAATAGTGTTTACAGAAGATTATGACGGAATTATCGGATTAAAGAAGAAGGGATTTATAGCAGAAGTTATCAAGAATGAAAAAGAAGACCCGAACAGTTGCTTTTGGGTTGCTCCACTAATGACCACTACGGGCGACATAGTAGGGTATTACTGCTCATTTAGTGACGATGATTCATCTTTTCACTTGCGCAATGATAAGGGTGTTGTGAGGTCGTTTAAGTCCGTAGAGTCTGCAATGGATATTTATAGAGGTATAACTTTATCAGGCGGCAATTGCTTAACTCACATTATGATTTCACTTCACTAGGGGTTTACTATGTCACAAAACATTGAAGTCACATGCCACAAAGCAACCCACGACATTGGACATAGAGATGACGGATATTTCCAAGTAAAAACTAAAGATAAAAAGTCACCAACTGGGTTTAGTTTCGACTGTTACAGATTGCTTAGTATGGACGGCGAGAAGCGCTATGCTCCTGACGCTGTTTACAGACAAATAGAGGGTAAGATGAATGATAAGCTAAATGCAGCATGGGTTACAGGTGGTAAAAAACCTCGCTTACACGACAGCATACTAATGTACAACGAAGAGATAGAGGAATACTTCTCAGGGCACAGGATAGACTCTAACTGCATACTGGTCCTTACTGGCTTAGAATCGCTAAGACCAAGTCCAGACGACGATCAATGTGTAACAGATTTTAGTATGGTTGATAAATGGATGTATATGAGTGGAAAATAAATATAGCACCAATGATTAATAAACCAAGAGCTTAGCGGCTCTTTTTTTTTGCGCTAATGAAAATAAAGTTAAACTATGTACACTTTTGTATTGACACTTATGTCTAGTGTGGTATTATTACTTCAACAACAACAACTCAGCAATTAACGAGAAATATAAAATGAGAAAGATTATTCAATTTCAGGATTTTCAACCATCACAGGCGCATGAGGGGTATATAGCGGCGCTGTGCGATGATGGTACGCTTTGGCATTATTCTGCGGGCGCTTGGTCTGTGTATGTTGAGCCAATACCTCAAGACGAGCTTTTTACTGGCGGGGCAAAGTAATGAAACTTAAGCAGTACATAGAGCAGCAGCACAATGGCAACCAAGCAGCACTGGCGCGAGAATTTAACACTAACGAGAAGCAGGTAGGTAGATGGCTTAAAATGGATTGCATGGTGATTAATGGCGAGATATGGCGCAGAGTGCAGAAACATAAGGGAGGTGTGCTCGCAACTATCGAGACATTAAAATAAGCTTGACTTGTTACGGTATTGCGTTACACTTGAGCACATCAACAACGAGAGAGAGTAAAGAAAATGAATGAATTAAAAGAAATAGCATGTAATTTATGTGTCAGGCGTGACGGGTGTATGCCATATAGCGACGATGATTTGATTATTGGTGCTGACGGTGGTCATGTGCCGTTAATGGGTGAATGTAAGTACTACGTTGGCGGTAGTGAAGACTTGAAGGTTATAGCAGTGAGCAACCTAAATGATTTTAATCAATACGCTAAAGACTTGGCTGGTAACTTTAATAAACTTGATAAATAGTCGCAACAACGAGAGAGAGTAAAGAAAATAAAAACAACAATCAGTAAAGTTGAAGCATCAAAACCTTGTAGTTCGGGTTATCAAAATCTATCAAGTAAGCTCGGAGGTGATTTTGATAAAGATAAGGAATTCGAATTACCTAGCCTTGTGGGTGGTAAAAATACAATACGTGATATTACTTGGTTACTGAGCAAAACAAACAATGGTCGCGCGCTTGTTGTGTTAGCTGTACTTAGTGCTGAATTGGTGCTACCTATCTATGAAAAAACGAATGGTAGCAATTCACCAAGAAAAGCGATCGAGTTAGTT